AATTTATCTAGGACTTTCATCCCAACATCGAATAGTGCCATTAATGGTAACATTATTGTTTAACTCCCCAAGTTAGATACCAAGCAATGACCGCAGCCACTGCATAGCACATGAACATTGCTCTACGAACCTTTGCCAAATCTTGTTTAAACTCTCTAGTAAGTTCATTGTCTTGTTTCTCTATCTTTTGTTTAATGGATTCGATTTCACTCCAGCGTTTAGCTCCATGCTTCTTAATGAAATCAGCTTTGACTTTAGCTTCCTCGATACGGATGGTTTCTTGGCGTTGCCATTCCATCATTGCTCGTTTGAAATACTGCTCTTTAAAGACCTGTGCTTCTCGTATCTGTCTTTTACGCTCTAGGTCTTTCTGCTGTGCTACTGCTGCAGCGTCCTTCTGTACATCGGTAATGCTCTTAGTAATGGACTTACTAGCCTCTCGACTAGCGTCCATGCTACCTGTTACGGATTTTGCTCCTTCGATAAAACCAAATTGGTCGGACATGGAATCATATTCTATTGTTGTTCAAAATCACCGAATTCTACGACAGGCTCAGATGGAGCTGCTGCAGGCTCCGTAGCTTGGATTGTTGCTTCTTTAGCTCCGCCATATCCATATCTAGGAATAATTGAAAATAGACTGTCTTGGAACTTTTTAAAACTTGCAGGATTATTAATCTTAAAGTCTAAAGTTCTAGCTGTATTTTGTAGTTTCTTTAGTCCTTGAGGATCTAACAGTAAATCAGAAATTGCTTTGTCTGTCTCTGTCTTTAACTGTGCAGTATTGACACGAGTTGCTATACGTACTGCTTTCTGAGGAAGACTTGCAATACGATCACGGAATGTAGAAGTAACAAAAGGAATATCTAAGCCGGGAACAATCTTAGCTAACGCATCCAATTCAGTTCTTGTAATAACCGCACTTAAATCATCCACATTGGCAGTATTTACAGCATCGGATAACTTAACTAAGTCTTTAACAGCAGACTGATAGCCTTTACCAAACATCTGATTAATTACTTTAGCATTCTTTGGATCAGACAAGAACTTTAATCCGCCACCGGGAAGCTCACGAGCTTTATTTACAATCTCTGCACGAATAGCATTTCGTACTGCTGTCGAAGTTGCTGGACCTAGATCTTTTAAATCATTTGTAATTTTATCGTAAAAGTTAGGATCACGGAATAAACGATCTGTTACTTCAGTATAATTAGGAACAGCTACGCCTTTAGAATCTTTAACACTTAATACAAAGTTATCAGCTACACGCTTTTCTGATATCTTAACAGCGTCATCAATATTAGCTCTAGCAATTTTTAAAGCACTGTCATCTAGCACAGATTGCTTTAATAGTGCCTTCATATCAGGCAACTGATCTAGTACAGCTTCTTTTTGACGAATATAGTTCTGTAAGGCTTTACGATCTAAGACATCATTCTTAATGACTTTGTTATAAACATCAGCAATAACAGCATTATTAGCAATAGGAATACCTTGATCGCCTACAGCACCTAAAAACTGGTTTAAAGAAGAACTGTTCTTGATAATTACAGGGGCAACCTGTTCAGCATACCTCTTAGAATCAATATCTTTTATGCCTTGAGCAGAGAAAGGAATACCTACTTTCTCGTAGAAGACTCGGTCTACATCCGCTAATCGCTGGCTGTAATCTCCGGGAATGCTTTTACGAGCATCATTAACAAAGTTTTCTAATTGATTAATACGACGAGATTCGTCTAGCGTTAGTCTTTCACGCTGGAATTCGTTAATGGCTCTCTTTAGAGAATCTACATTCTCAAAAGATAATGGTTTAAATACATCTTTAGCAACCTCTTCGCCTAACTCATTAAGTGATTTTTCCTGAGTAGGAGATAATCTAGATAGAATCTGACGATCAATTGGAGTGTTACGACCAAAGATGTCACGAAGGTTATTCTCTTCTACAAATTTATAAATACTAGCTACTTGATCGCTAGGTAATTCAGCTTTAGCAGCAGTGGCATCATTAATAATTTTTTGATAAGTAGGACTAATCTCGGCTGCTACTGTCTTACGACGAACTTCAACTAGATTCTCAATTGCTTTACCAATCTCTGTTTGTTTTTCTGTTGGAACAAATCTTTGAGAAAGAGTTTCAATCTGATCATCGATAGCTTGGCGACGAGCATATAAAGGTTTGATATTGATGCCTTCAGCGCCTGTTACAGGTACATAGCGTTCTCCGAATAGCAGATTAGATCTTTTATCAATAGCACCAGCAAGATTCTCTAGTTCAGTATTGACACGCTGACGGAAAGTTGGATTCTCTTTAGCAAGACGCTGAACTTGGTTACGAACAGCAGGATTGTCAGCCATTGCAACCATTAAAGGAACATCTTCTTTATTAATAATGTTACTGATACGATTAAAATCCGTGACAATATCATCTAACTGTGTACCGGGTTGTTGCTGTGCAATCTTCTCTAATAGACGCTTTGCTGCACCAGAAGCATAGGCTTCATTGGCTGCTGCTGGGTCAGTTTTAACAAACTTATATTTGTCATATAGTTGCTTGGCAACATTACCAGCACCGCTAATGGTTTGTTCAATAACTGCAGCAGAAGGAATACCAGCAACTGCAGCGCCAAAAGAACCGATAGCTCTTCCAGTTCCGGTAGTTTCGCCAGTGACTGCTTTTTCTACCTTTTCTCCGACAATACCGCCAGTTTCTGCGGTAGCACCTAGACCAAATAAACTAGCAACACGACCAGTAACGGCAGCAGCGGTATCCAATAAAGGACGACCAGCTTTAACGATACCACCACCAACATAGCCAATTGGGTCTGATAACATCCGAGCACCACCACCAGTGATCTCAGCAAAAGTGCTGGGTGGTTTAACTCCTGTTTCTGCACCGGTTATATCTGCTGCAGTCTTTTGTAAACGCTGTACATTACGGCTAAAGCGTTCTCCAATACCACCTTGTTCGCCTTTACCTGTAACTAAGCCTTTTACTGGCTGAATTAAGAAAGTATCAAGAATAGCTTCTCCCAATACAGCCGTATCAGTTAAACCTAGTTTAGCTTGATTAGCAATGTAATCAAAAGTACTGACAGCTTTAGCTGCTTGTACATCTTCGTTTGCTTTTGTATAATCTGACCAAGGACCTACAGAAGGAGCCGGTTCAGCAGTTACAGAAGAAGACTTATATTGTTCCCAAGGACCTGCCATGTTATTCCTTTATTGTGCTGTAGGTGTAACTAATTTCCAATTTGCTTGCTTTGATGGATCTCCGCCAGAGAATGAATATCCATTGACAATAGTTCCTACTGCAGGAGCCACTCTGCCTTGGGCTTTTTGTCCTGATGTTTGGTACGCTGGAGGAATTAAATTATCTACAATTTTAGAATCAAATTGTGAATCTAATAAAACTCGTCGTGATTGATCTCTTCCTGCATTATATTGCCCAGCATAATATTCTTCGATAGCTTTTACGCCTTTAAGTAAGTCATTTACTTTTACATTAGTTGGTTTACCTTCGAGGAACATATTTACTCCCTCAATGATATTACCAGCAAAACCACTAGAACCAAGAATACGAGTAACTTCATTTTGACCAATCTGATTATCTCCAGCAAGCTTTACCAGCTCACGCTGTAACTGCGGAACAGCCGTTGGGTTATCTCGTAATACTTGATTTGCGTATATACCGATACGCTTAACAGTGTCTAGACGAGCTTTTGGTGCATCAGTAAAATCTTTAACAATCTCTCTTCCTGTACGAAGATCAGTTACTTTAGCTTGTCCGGGCATAACAGTAGCACCAGCAGCAGAAACTTTAGCTTTTTGTTCAGTTTTCCATTTAGCAAAATCATCAGCAGCCTGCGCACGACCTTCTAATGTGTCTGGATATTTACTTAATAAATTATTGTAATAAGCTTGTTCTGCCTGATTCTCTGGAGTACCTACTTTTTCTTTTAATTTAGCTTGAGCATTAGCAATTAACTCAGTCTGTTTTAATCCAGTTGTGATAATCTCATCAGATCGTCTAACAGCCTGTTGAGCAACTTCAGGAGCAAATGGAGCCACTGCTTGAGCAAACTGACGAAGACCATCAGCCGATGTCATATTAAACTGTGACGATAGTTCACGAACTTTAGTAGCACGATTAAGTTCTTCATCACCACCTAATAACTGCTGACCAGCACGACCAAGTTGCTTAGCGCCCATGTAGACACCAGCAGTAGCTCTATCGAGAGGATTAAGCTGTGCTAACTTATATCCTTCAGCAAAATCTTGCATTCTACGACTTTGCTCGATCTGCATTGGGTCGATTCCAAATAAACTATTTACTATATCAGCCATCTTAATCTCTCCAAGTTAAACTGCCTTCGCTGCCGCCTCTTGCTAGTGCGGCTTGGCTGCCCGGACCGGTATATCCCCCTCCACCTCCTAGCAGTCCTCTAAACGAACCACCCATGTAAGAACTACCAAGTCCTTGTAAAGCTGTTCCAAAAGGACTCCAAGAATTAGCAGCTTGCTGAGTACGAGATGCAAGTATTCCGCTTTCTAATAATGATTGACCAGCTCTTGCTCCTGCTGCTGCGTTTCTTCCACCAACATCTAATCCAAGCGTCAGTGCTTCTTGTCCTAGATTCTCAATACTGCTTGCTAGTCCAAGTTGTGTTTGTAAAGGTCCATAACCAGCAGTTGTGAGTTGAGGTATGTTGCTTAATAAACCACCTCCAGCACTGTATAAATCAGCACCAAAACGAATACGATCCATAGCGGCTTGATCTGCTTCTGCAGCCAACATTTTATCTTGCTGGAATATAGAATTATAATATGCTTGTAATGCAGGATTAGACGGAGCAGTGCCTGTCCCTGTTTGCACACCAAGACCACCACGACCAGTAGCAAAGTTCCTTGCTTGTAATCTACCGAATTCAGCAGCACGACTAGGTGCTAATAATCCTTGTCTGTCTGATATGTATTTCGCTGCAACCTCTTGTGGATTTGCACCTAAATAGCTACCGCCTAAATTAAATAGACTTGATCCAGCGCCGTATAAAGGCTGTGCATATTGTCCAAGTTGTGTTGGGTCATAAGCAGTTGCTTCTGCAATCCTCTTATCACGAAGAGCTTTCATCTCTGGTGTTAGAGTATACTTCGCAGACTCTACTCCATAAGGACCTTCAGTAAATTCAGAAGAACCAAAACCAGTGGTAATTCCTACTGGTCTGAATTTCTGATATTCAGCAGCTTGTTGTCCTGCTTCTCTCTGTGCTTGGGCGGCAGCATTAGCTGCTCCAGCGGCTTTATTGCCTTGTATGATTGAACCACCTACAACTGCGGCGGCTGCGGCTGCTCCCCATGGCATATTATGCTCCTTCTTTCATAATTAGTACTTCATCTACTTTATTTGGATCGGTTTCTTCTGTTGCATGAATACAAAACCAATGTGCGTTTTCTACTGCTGTAATAGAATGATTTAAATGTTTCTTAATAGTAATACACGCTGGAGCAGTAAACTCTTGCGTACCTTCGTCTGTCTTAATAATAACTTTACCTTGAGCTAGAATACTTAAATGATCATAAGCATGAGCATGACTTAATGCAAAATATCCTTTAGGCAACATCATTTGTTTAGCGTAAACACCGCTAGAGAAATAATGCTGTGTTCCTAAATCGACTTCAAATGTTCCTTGCAATTGTTTAAATTGTTCAGATACGGTGTGCATTCTTATCCTTATACTTTTCAGTTCTAATACATACAATCATTGCAACTCTATCGCTATTACTATTGTTTTCTACCCAATGTGGATTAGAATTGTCAAACCACCACGCTTGTCCATATTCAGGATCTATAATACCGTCATCAAAACAGAATACAGAACCCTTCTCATTCAGTATTGGCACATAGAATTTATCATAATACTGAGCGTGCCATCCTGCGTCTGTATGTCTTGTTATAAGTCCTTTAGCAGGTAACTTTGTAATTAAAATACCGCCTAAGCGTTCACCTTCGACAGCGTACATTAAATCAAAACATACTTTCTTTACGGCTGGTATTTGTTCTATTACCGGATACCAAATAGAATCGTGTTCTGATTCAAATCCTTTTAAATCTCCCTTTTCCTCAAAAGGTTTAATATCATTATATCTAGCCCAAATATCAGTCATTTGAGCGTGTGGAGAATTAGGAAATGTTCTCCGATGATGATATTTATCAAACTCATCGTAATTATCGATAAGTTGTTTTTGCAATTCTGTTACATCCAGCGTATCACACGCTATTTCGTGACTCTTAGGCATCAGGTCTTCATAATAAATGCCAACTCATAATACGGAGGCAAGTTCTGATTTGTACCGCTAGAGCCTTCTGTACTAATTGTTGTACCTACAGTAATACCTGTTGTATTTGAAAGCGTAGTTTGACCGGGAGTATTACTTTGTCCGCTACTAAAGCAAGCTCCAGCACCTGCGCCATTAGGAGCACCGTTACTTGGTGATGTATGTGTGTGTCCGGGGTCTGTGACGCTTGATGTAGCAGTGTGGCTATGGCTTACATTAATCGCATCTTTAGTACCGCCAGTAGTAGTATTGCTTCCTGTGACAGTTGTATAAGCAACACCAGCAGTATCGCTATGTGCTCCAATAACAAATCTATTTCTTAAATCAGGAGTGCTGTTAGAACCATTACATAGTACCCAGCCTGTAGGAATGGTAGCGATTGTACCAGACCACATCATAATCATGCCTGTTGTAAATGCTGCTGATAGAGCTGTTTGTACGAAAGCAGTGCTTGCTAATTGTGTTGTATTTGTTCCAGCAGATGCCGTAGGAGCTGTAGGAGTACCTGTTAAAGCAGGACTATTGATGTCTGCCTTAGATGAAATAGCTGAAGCAATAGCAGTCAGCTCAGTATCAATCTCTGCACCTTTAACAATCTTACCTGAGTTACCAGTAGGTAGACCATCTTTAGCTGTGAAGTTAGTTGCTTTTGTATAATTTGCCATGTTATGTCCTTAGACTAAAGTCTTTCCTTGCTTAATTGCTACGTCTATTTTCTGAATTGAAACTGGGTTTCCGTTAATATCTGCTTCTAATCCTAACTGCATTACAGTTCCTTGACCGCCAGCATTAATGTTAAAACGATCTAAAACAATACCTGATGTGTACTCAGCAATGTTGTATTCTGTTGAGCCGGGAATAGTATCTATAGTAGAATTATTATATTCATAAACTGTGGCAGCATCTAAATTATAAGTAGTAGCCTGATAACTTTCGGTATAATCAAAACCCCACTTAATAGCTACTGGTTGATTTGTACCACCAATTAATATCCAACCAATCTTCTTTAATAGTTTAAGATTTGTAGAAGCATCAAAGTCAAAGTAATTAGTATAATATGCAAGACGATAACTAGATGTATTATCAGCATAGCCAAAATACTTACCGATATATCCCGGCTTACCTAGGTATAAATCTCTATTCTGTGTTACAAAAAATGACTTAGGTTCTATGCTGTCCCAAATTGTAACTCTCATTGAACCATCTTGTAGTGGGGCACGAGTATCAAAGCAATATACAAACTTAGTCGTAGGAAGTGTTAATAAATAGATAGCATCTCTTTCATAGTAGATGCTTTTAATCTTAGTTAAATCTGTCTCAGATGCTACAGCAGTCATTAGTTCATCACGAACATTCTTAGAGATATCACGCATTGGCATGGACTTCTCTTGAATTACTCGCTGTAGACTACGAACTCCTGAGTCAGATAAGAACAACACATCTGTTGCAATATTCTGTACTGAATCTCTAGCAATACATCCTACGTTATAGATAATCTCAACAAGAGTTAATGCTCCTGTGTCTAACGGATTAGCATATATTGCTATATTCTTACGACCAAAGAATATGATAAATCCATTATGTGCTGCAGCAGCGACTACAGGATCTCCGTTAGGAAGAACTTCTTGTAGGTTAATATACCCAGCAGTTCCATTCTGAAAATCTGTACCAGCTAGTAAGTCGCTAAAGTAAACAGTTTGAGTGTCTCCTGAGATACCACCACACCATATTCTTCCATAAGCAGACAACACCCAGCTAGGCATGAATGTTGAAGTAGTATGATTAAGAGGTAACGCAGCAGCGTCTCCTACTCGTTGATAACCAAAGGTATTACTATTGTGATCATTAAAACCACCACCAGAGGTAGGTAGCTCATGATACACCAGCATTGGGTGTGCGGCTTGTGCTAAATATACATGAGGCTGGAAGTCGCTAACGTCTCCGTAGGACATGGCAGCACCTTGCCAGTTATTGCCTGTGATGGTGTAAGTAGCGTCACCGCTGTTAGTAGCATTACGAACTGTTTTAGTAGTCATCGTAGTAGTCCCGACGAATAATCTATTATTACCAGCACTTAACACTTGATTACTACCGCCATCTACTACTTCAAATATAAACTCTACTGCATTACCTGCTCCTAAGTCAGTATTAACTGAGGAGTTAACAGGAGTCCATCCACGTCTTGCTCCGATACGACCATATTTATCGATCACACAGTTCTGAGCTTTTAATGCAAATCCAGAAGACAAAGTAATACTAGACTCTTGGAGGTTAAGCCCATAGAATCCCGGCGCTGCTATAGACGCTGTCTGTAGTTGACTAGCCATTTAGATCCAGTTCCACTGAGATTCTTCAACATAGCGATTCGATTCTAATGAAATCGCATCGGATAAACTTTGGCGATATAATAAATAAGTCTCACCAGACTGTACGCCACCGTCTTCACCACGCTCTGCTTGCGCCCTAGCCAACGCACCTAAGATGACTGGCTCATGTGGCACTAATAAGACATCAGCGTTTACTGCTAATGGTTCTTGTGGCTTAATTAGGTTAAATCGTAAATTATAAGTTCCATTAGGAATTGGGAACAAATCAACCTGTGTATCGCCGTTGCTGTTTGTACCGTTAAAGTTATAATACTTTGGACTTCCCTTTTGTGCAGTTGTTAACAAAAACTGCTGATCCATCCACACA